CCATATCAGTTAGTAATCTTCCACTTCCTTATTGGAATCTCTGCCTACATGGGTAGACAGTGGGAGTTATCATACCGCTTAGGTATGAGACCTTGGATCTGTGTTGCATATTCTGCACCAGTTTCAGCAGCGTTCGCTGTATTCCTTGTGTATCCTTTCGGTCAGGGATCTTTCTCAGACGGGATGCCATTAGGTATATCAGGTACGTTTAACTTTATGTTCGTGTTCCAAGCAGAGCACAATATACTGATGCATCCATTCCATATGGCAGGGGTTGCAGGTATGTTTGGAGGAGCATTGTTCTCCGCTATGCATGGTTCACTCGTGACATCTTCTCTAATCAGAGAGACAACAGAGAATGAATCTCAGAACTATGGTTACAAGTTTGGTCAAGAAGAAGAGACCTATAACATTGTTGCTGCACATGGATACTTCGGAAGACTTATTTTCCAGTATGCATCATTCAACAACTCTCGTTCATTGCACTTCTTCCTTGCTACATTCCCTGTAGTTTGTATCTGGTTAACTTCAATGGGTATATGCACAATGGCATTCAACCTGAATGGATTTAACTTCAACCAATCAATCGTATCTTCTACAGGTAAGGTTGTTCCTACATGGGCAGACGTACTTAACCGTGCTAACCTAGGTATGGAAGTGATGCATGAAAGGAACGCTCACAATTTCCCTCTTGACTTAGCAGCCGCTGAGATTACAGAGGTTGCATTGGTAGCACCTGCTATTGGCTAAACCAAAATCACTTTTTGATTCCATAATACCCCGAAAAAAAATTCGGGGTATTTTTTTACGCGATAGGTTTTCTAAATAACACTATGGAACAACAAACGATACATTATCTTATCCGTCAGGATGGAACAGTTGAGGAAAGAGTGACAGGAGTTGCAGGTGATGTCTGTGAGAACCTTACTAGAGACCTTGAAAAGAAACTCGGAGATTTAGAACGACGAGTACAGACTTCAGACTATTACAAATCAAAGGAGAAAAATGTCTCACTTCAGCACAATCAAGACCAAACTTAAAGATCATGATTCTCTACTGAAGGCACTCCAAGTGCTTAATTATGACGTAGAAGTCAATCAAAAGTTAGAGAACCCTGCAGATCATCAGCATGAAGAACTAGAAGTTCATCTTGCTATTGGTAAGGACATAGGATTCAGATGGAATGAAGCATCCAGTGCTTATGAATTAGTAACTGACCTTCAGACATGGGATAAACCAATTCCTGTAGAGAGATTTTTGAATAAAGTATCTCAAACTTATGCAGAAGAAGTTCTTAACAAAGAAATGGATGCAGAAGGGTTCACAGTACTAGAACGTAAAGTAAATACTGAAGGGTCTGTTGAGATACTTGCTACTAAGTGGGTATAAATACTAATGGAACTCCCAAAGATACCTAAAGCTCAATTAACTCCCTCTCTACGGGAGATAGTTGGTGATCAAGATTTAGAATTCGATTCCATTGTAGACCCAATGGATGTCATGGATATCAAATTTGATGCCAATGCATATCGTGCAGATAGGATTGATATTGGTAAAAAAATTATGGAATTAAGAACACATGGAAGAATCACAAAGGAAAGCAAACAGGAAAGCAGCCAAGAAACTAATAAAGATGTCGAAGAAACATCCTGAATGGTATAGTGAACAGGATGTAGCGTATGCTAAGATGATCAAGAAGCAGACTAAGAAGACGGTAGACACTACAAAAACTGGCACACTTGACAAGTAATGCAACTTCTGTTAGTATAAATACCATCATACAAAGGACTCGAAATTATCGTAACCCTGCGTAGATGTCAACAGATCCCATGTCGAGGGGTCTATCATCCGTGGGGTTTTTTCCTTGCGAGATATTTAAATACAATCATGTCTATCAAATCAACAATCGCTGCTGTAGCAGCATCACCATTCCTTCTCGCTGGAGCCGCTTTTGCTGGTCCTTACGTGAACGTTGAGAGCAACCTCTCATATCCTGATGGAGACTATTCTGCAGCAACTACAGATCTTCACATAGGTTACGAAGGTTCTCTAACTGAGAATGCTGACTTCTATGCACAGATCGGACCTGCTTTTGAAGCAGTTGACGGAACAGATGGTTCTGAAACAGAATTCTCTGGTAAAGTTGGCGTTTCTGTAGCCGCTACTGATTCTCTTGGAATCTATGGTGAACTCAGTGGAATCACTGACGAAGCTAGCAATGGCGACGACGAGATCAATTGGGGTGCCAAGGTTGGTGCTAAGTTCACATTCTGATACGATCAGATAAACTAAATAAAGGGTGGGCATTTGTCCACCCTTTTTTATTTTAAAACTATGAAGGATATTTTAATCGGTGTTAGTACGAATAACAGGAGGACAGGTATGAACTTTGCAGTCTACACCAAAGAGGATTGTCCCTACTGTAAGCAGATTAAACAGGTATTAGATGGTAAGGCGTTGTCATATAGGGAATATAAATTGGATCATCAGTACTCCAGAGAAGCATTCTACGGCGAGTTTGGAGACGGTGCTACATTTCCACAAGTATTATTGAATGCAGAGAAGTTAGGTGGTTGTATGGAGACTGTTAAATACCTGAGAGAAAATAAAATTATCTGATGACGGATGAGTTATGTGAATTGATAGAACATGCTATCGATGCAGCATTTATGGATGACAAATTTCCATTTAGATGCTATAATTATTTGACACAAGTCAGAGCAACCCGTGGTTTAGTACTAGAGTTCATAAATTCTTCTACTGCTGCTACTCTGGCTTTAACCATCTCTGATTTAGATGCATACCTTGAAGGTGGAACTGATTCCGATCACTTACAACTCCAAGAAGCATACGGTCACCTTGGGAAACCAAGAGCCAAAAGGATTAGAGATTATTTACATGGGATATTAAGAGATGCCTGGCAGTATGAGAGAAATCGACCCTCGAATCAATCCTCTCTCTAATTGGAATAGATTAGGGGGAGACCAGCGTATGTCTGGTGAGGGGGAGCGAGGTGAACCTGATAAAAACTATCGGTTTAAGGATATATTCTTTCCTTATGCTGGTGGTGTCAGAGATCTTGGTTTAGAAACTCTTAAGAAAGAACATGACAATGTTATTACTGATGGGAACCCAACCTATCCTGGTATAAGATCCAAGGTAGACTCAGGTTTAGTGCAATACATTCGCACTGAACTTGAAACGGGTTTGGAATTAGAGATAGATATGTTTCATGCATACTATCATCTTGTTCCAGGTATCCATAAATGTGGTCTCTATCATACTGATGCTGACCAATTATCAGGGTTGATTTATCTTAACCCTAAGAACCCTTGTCCAGAAGAGTCTGGTACCTTAATTGGTAGAAGACTAGTCAATGCAAAGATTGGGCAACGTTATAAAGATGCTAGTGCTACCTCTGATAAGAGGATCATTGAATCTTTTAACGTCCTAAAGACCGAATGGAATGCCCAACATTTTGAGACCATTCATCGGATTCATAACTACTACAACAGACTAGTAGTGTATGAGGGCAAGGTTCCTCATGCTCCTGGTACTTACTTCGGTAAGGACTTTGATGACTCACGATTAGCATTGACTTTCTTTTTCAATACTAAATAAAAATAGCTGAGGAGAATCCTATGGAAATTGCACTAGTCGTTTTAACTATTATTGGTGCTTTTATTCTTGGAATAACTGTCTCATGGTTAGCAAAAGGATACGTTGAAGATTACATCGAAAACGCTGCCTATGCTAAGTCTGTTACACACCCAGAGATGTTCGATGAAGATGGCAACATGATTCATGACGAACTAATTTACATTCGTAAAGAGAACAACATCTGGAATGAGTATGAATCCGATGATGATGATTAACTAATTATGGCAACACAACAACTTGAAAATAGTAACTCACGGTTACTACTATCAGAGATCTTACGTAAGGTCTCAAATGCTAAGACCAAAGCTGAGAAGATTAAGCTGTTAAAGCAGCATAATAGTCAAGCACTTAGGTCTCTATTGATTTGGAATTTTGATGACAGTGTGGTCTCTTTGATCCCTGAAGGCTCTGTTCCTTACACACCTAATGATGCACCCGCAGGAACGGATCACACCCGTCTAGAGCAGGAAGCAAGAGGTTTGTTCCGCTTTGTTAAGGGTGGACAGGATAGTCTGTCTGGTCTCAAACGTGAGTCAATGTTTATTCAATTACTTGAAGGTCTATCTGCTGAAGAAGCAGAATTAATATGCTTAGTTAAGGATGGTCAGATGACCTCTAAGTATAAGCGTATTACTAAGGCAGTTATTCAAGAAGCATTCCCATCTATTGAATGGGGCAATCGTTCATGACGGTTACCGTTATTAAAGAGGACTGCACGCTTGAAGATGCTGCAGATAGGAAACTCCCGTACACTTGTTATCTTGTAGAGTATAACAAGGAAGGTGAGAAAAAATACGATTTGGCAATTGCCACCAAGGAGGTAGATTTATTTGACCACTATTATGATGCTTACAAAAAAGACTTCGTGACGTTTAGACAATCAGGAGGCATGGTAAAACCATCACAATGGAACGTTCAATCTACACCCAAACCCAAACCAAAAAGAAAAAGGAGGGAGGAAGAATGACTGTTTACTTTGATAAACGTGGTAAAGAAAAAACAGAAGAGGAGATAAAGAACCAAGAGAACCTTGAAGCAGTTGGATCTCTAGTAAACTTTATCTTTAAACCTGTTATACTATGGCAACTATGGAACTGGTGTGTTCCTGGAATATTTGGTCTACCACCTATAGGTTACCTACAATCTCTAGCTCTATTCACTATGTCACGTATCCTTTTTGATAAAAATGAAAGTAAAATTAATCAGTAAAACACCTGACGCAGAGCAAACTATTGGATACATTGCTCGTGTTAGTAACCCAGACAATCAGGACAATCCTAAAGTAGCAGGTCTACTCAAGTATTGTATCAATCATGGTCATTGGAGTGTCTTTGAACAGGCACACATGACAGTAGAGATTGAAACTACTCGTGGTCTTGCTGCTCAGATTTTAAGACACAGATCGTTTACTTATCAAGAATTTTCACAGAGGTATCAGGATGTCTCTCATATAAGAGAGGATATTCCTCTACCTGAATTGCGTAGTCAAGACACTAAGAACAGACAGAATAGTATTGACGATGTAGATCCAGCAACAGTTGAAAGATTCAATAAGGAAATGAGAAAACATTTCGATGCGGGAATAGATCTCTATAAGAGTATGCTTCATGCTGGTATAGCAAAGGAGTGTGCTCGGTTTGTACTGCCACTGTCCACACCAACTCGGTTATATATGACAGGGAGTATTCGTTCTTGGATACACTACGTAGATCTACGCTCTGCACATGGAACTCAGAAAGAGCACATGGAAATTGCAGAAGCATGTAGAGATATATTTACAACAGAATTTCCTATTATCGCTGAGGCATTAGAATGGTAGAACTATTTTCAAAAGAATTGAAGGAGGGGACAAGTAAGTCTCATTCAGCAGCAGAGAACACTAAGTTTGTTTCTGGATTCCTTAAGGGTGTTGTAGATCCTGAACAGTATCGTCAACTCCTTACTAATTTCTACTATGTCTATCAGACAATGGAGAACTGTATTAGAGAGACTAAAGATCCTTTAGTTAAATCAATATACTATCCAGAAGTTGAACGTGTAAATGAACTGGAGAGAGATCTCAGATTTTATTATGGTCCTCAGTGGAGATCATTACAGATACCTACTGAAGCATGTAACACATATTGCTATAGGATTAATCAGATTGCTACTGATGATCCATACCTATTGATAGCACATCATTATACTAGGTACATTGGTGACCTATCTGGTGGTAAGATACTCAGAGGTATAGCAGAGAAAGCATTGAATAATCCAAGAGGTGAGGGGTTATGGTTCTATGATTTCCCCCACATAAAGGATGCTAAGGAGTGGAAGAACAGGTATCGGAAACAATTAGATCAGATGCCCCTTACAAATGAGCAAAAGAATGCTATAATAACTGAAGCGAACTATGCATTCCGTCTTAACATGTATTTGTTTGATGAGATACAAGGAAGTTCCACAAAGGGATTGTGGAAACTTCTTCTAGGATTTTTAAGGAGGTAGTCATGCCAACATATCCCGTAATAAATAAAAGCACAGGTGAGAAAAAAGAACTCAACCTGACTATGGCAAATTATGATAAATGGAGAAAGGACAATCCCGACTGGGATAAGGACTGGAACGCAGGTATAGGTGGTCATATGTATGGCAAACCTAAAGCTGATGATGGATTTAAAGAAGTAATGTCTAAAGTCCAAGCAGCACATCCACGTTCAAACCTATCGAGGTTTACTTAAAATATGCCAAGAGCAAGAAAGAAAACTAACGGTAATGGCAATGGTCATTCTAATGGTATGAGTGCCAAGAAAATGAAAAGAAAAAAGCCTATAGATAAGGGTTACATGGCAGAGATCAAACCTCTGACTGATAACCAAGAATCTGTCTTTAAGGCTTACAAGGAAGGTAAGAATGTTTTACTGCACGGTGCCGCAGGTACAGGTAAAACATTTATCACATTATATTTGGCATTGCAAGAAGTACTTGACGTAACGACACCATATGATAAAATAGTTATTGTAAGGTCATTAGTTCCTACTAGAGAGATTGGTTTCCTACCAGGTGACCATGAGGACAAGTCCTATCTCTATCAGATACCATACAAAAATATGGTAAGGTATATGTTTAGTATGCCTGATGACAACTCGTTTGAGATGCTCTATGACAACCTCAGAGCGCAAGATACAATTGATTTCTGGTCTACAAGTTTTATTCGTGGTGTTACTCTTGATAGCACTATCGTTATTGTAGATGAGTTCAGTAACTTGAACTTCCATGAACTTGATTCAATGATCACTCGCATAGGTGAGGACTCTAAGATCATGTTCTGTGGTGATGTTAATCAAACAGACTTGACAAGAGAGAAAGAGACTTCAGGTATATCAGACTTCATCAAGATAGTTGAGAACATGAAAGATGTTTTCACCTGTATTGAGTTTGGTATAGATGATATTGTTCGCTCTGGTTTAGTTAGATCTTATCTAATCTCAAAATACAATTTAGGTTTCTAAATGACTTTTTCTTTTGTTGATGTCGATCTCAATGCTACTGAGGTCGAAGCAGTGAGCAAAGATGGTGTCAGGTTCTACCCCATACCTGGTGCTGATAAATATTATCCGAGTATTACCTCAATCACATCGTTTAAGAACGCAGAGTTCTTCAAATCTTGGAGAGCACGTATTGGTGAAGAAGAGGCTAATCGAATTACAGCTAGAACAACTCAAAGGGGTACTGCATTCCATAGTATCACCGAGGATTATATCAACGGTGTTTTAAATCTTGACAGTTACTTGGAAAATAATCCATTATCTGTTAGAATGTTTCAGTCCGCTAAGTCAGAACTCAATCGAATTAACAAGATACATTGTTTAGAAACCTTTCTTTACTCTCATTATCTTGGTCTTGCTGGTCGTGTAGACTGCATCGGTGAGTTTGACGGTGAGTTAGCAGTAATCGATTTTAAAACTTCAACCAAAGTAAAACGAGAGAGTTACATCGAACATTATTTTGTTCAAGAGACTGCATACGCAGCGATGTTCCTCGAACGATCAGGTATTGAGGTCAAGAAAATTGTCACACTCATCGCAACTGAAGAAGGATCTACTCAAGTTTTTCAGAAGTACAATCTTGATGACTATTTACAACTACTCAAATCATACATTGAGGACTTTGTTAGGGGAAAAACCAATGCCTAAAGAACAAATCAAGGCTGCTGACGACAGTTTTCTAACACCTACTAAGTTTTCTCAAGAAATTGAACGACTCGTAAAGAAGAGTGATGGTTTAATTACATACATTGAGGCAGTAGTAACTTACTGTCAAGAGAATGAAATTGAATTGGAAACTGTTCCTAAACTAGTCTCTAAACCATTAAAGGAACGCTTGAAGCATGAAGCACAGCGTTTAAATTATATGAAAGCATCATCAAAGGGGGTCTTACCATTGTGAGTTTTTTTAAGTCGGAGCAGGTTCAAGAGAACCTGCAGGATATATTTACGACGTACCAAAACGTAGCAGTTATGACAGGAAGACTTGGACACATGTCTAAGGATCAAAAGTTTGCACACATAGATGACTGTGAAGAATTGATTGAGAAGCAAAGGATATTTTACACTAGACTATGCCTAGCAGCATCAACTGATCCAGAGGCTTCTGACATGAAGGGAAGGATCAATGCAATGTCTCAAGCGTTTGGTTTCACAGACCTTGGAGCGTGCATGGATGCTATGGTATCTACCCTAAACGATGCCAGAAACAAGGAGCTTGACTCCTTATAAATAGTATGCTACGATCATACAGTAGCACCTATACACTACACAATACGGAGAATACGATTATGTCTTTTGCTTCTTTAAAGAAGGCTAGTTCTGGTAATTCACTTGCTAGACTCACACAAGAGATAGAAAAACTGAATCAGCCCACACAGACAGGCGCAGATGAGCGTCTATGGAAACCTGAGTTAGACAAGTCAGGTAATGGTTACGCAGTCATTAGATTCCTTCCTGCACCAGATGGTGAGGATATGCCTTGGGCAAAGATATGGAGTCATGCGTTTAAGGGACCACAGGGTCAGTGGTACATTGAGAATAGTCTTACTACTCTCGGTAATAATGATCCCGTTGGTGAACTTAATAGAGAACTCTGGAACAGTGGAAAAGAGTCAGACAAAGCAGTTGCTAGAGCACAGAAGCGTAAGCTTTCTTACTACTCTAACATCTATGTTGTGTCAGACCCTGCACACCCAGAGAACGAAGGTAGAGTCTTCTTATATAAGTATGGTAAGAAGATCTTTGACAAGTTAGTCGAAGCAATGCAACCTGCATTCGCAGATGAGTCACCTATCGATCCTTTCAATTTCTGGAAGGGTGCTGACTTCAAACTGAAGATCAGAAAGGTAGATGGATATTGGAACTATGATAAGTCAGAGTTCGCTGCTGCAGGAGTCCTTGGAGATTTTGAAGATGGTCAACTAGAAGAAATCTGGAAGAAAGGTTACTCTTTAGCTGAGTTTGAAGATCCTAAGAACTTTAAATCATATGAACAACTTAAGTCTCGACTTGAGTTGGTACTCAAGTCAACTGCTGCACCACGTCCAGTGGTAGATCAGGAGACAGTTGAGTCTGAGTCTGAAGGTAGAGGATCATGGGGTAAGGAGGTCACAGAGTTTAGACAGAAGGTTGCTACTACAGCACCCTCTTCTGAAGATGACACGTTATCTTACTTTCAATCTTTAGCCGAGGAGGACTGATAAATAACTGGCACATGGGGGGTTACATTCAACCCCCTTTTTGCTATAATATAATCATACTAAAAGAAACATTATGAAAATTGCACTCGCTGCTCTTGTTGCTCTTGGTTCTGTTAGTCCAGCACTAGCAGGTGAGTATCAATCAGGTTATTCATCAAGTAGAACTTGTTTTAGGACAGAATATAGAGAAGAGTATGTCCCAGGTACAGAGGACGCTCCTGGATTTGTTAAATCATGGAAAGATACTGTCGAAGTCCCTTGTGAGACTCCAGTATCCATATCACCTCATCCTAGACCTACGTATAGGAGACACGTAACAGTGTATGAGGATGTAGATACAAACGATTGTTCAGACGGAACCGTTGCTGGAGCACTCCTTGGTGGAGGACTAGCAGGATTTGGTTCACGTGGTAAGGATAGATGGTGGGCAATCCCCGCTGGTATAATAGGAGGAGCAACATTAGGTTGCGCTGTAGACGGAGGTTAATATGTCAGAAGAAGATATCCGCAGAGTATCATACACTAAGGCAGAAGTAGATCAAATGATCGCTGATGCCTTAGCAGAAGCACGTGCTATAGATGAAGCATCTATGGCAGATCATAATTTCAAGGCTACTATCATTAGTATGATCCTTGGATTTATTTGTCTTGCTCTCTTTGTGGATGGTCTTCTGAGAATACTTGGTATCATACCACCCTTCATGGACTTAGATGTTAACGTTATTGATGACGTTATAGATAGGGTTGAGCGTGATATGATGCCACTCATCGTAGACACAGCAAACAAAGCCAAAGGTTACATCCCAAGAATATGATCAAAGTTTATGATGATCTCTTTGATGACAGGTATCTACATAACCTGTATGCATCACTAGAGAATGAGGTTCAGTATACTGCAGGTAACACTGCTAACAGGTCAACTTGGCCGTATGGTGACAAAGGATCACATAAGATATTTGGTACAACAGTTTTTAGAAGAGAGAGTTTAAACAGAGTTACGGTTCTAAGTCCATATGCTCAGAGATTCTTTGATGTCTTTGAGATGATTGAGAAGAAGATGGGTGAAGAATTATATTTGGATTACATTTCCATCAATCTTCAGCACCAGCATTGTGATGGTAGTTTACATACTGATGGTGAGAGTAATCAAAGAACTATAATGTTGATGGCAAATCCTATTTGGAATGCAGAGTGGGGTGGAGAGTTTCAAATTCAAGATCCATTCGCACTAGGAAAAATACAATATGAGTATATTCCTGGTAGGGTGTTGGTATTTCCATCACACTTAGAGCACCAAGGATTTGGTCCTAAAAATGACTACGGATATAGATATACTATAGTTTTTAGAGTGACATGATCGATACATCTCCCAGTTCCATTAGAGTTTTTCTGATATTGGTTTTGGGAATTGTATGGTTCTATTTTTTAGTTGATTATCTTAAAGACAACCAAAATGATTAACATTATTCTTCCTTTGATTTGTATCTCTCTTATTGGAGTAGCAATAGTTTACTCTTATCTTAAAATACACGACCCCCACGCATGAATTTTTTAATATCGATAATGTCCTTTGCAAACTTTGTATTCTATCCTTTAGTGATAGCAACAATTATTGCAGTGATCATAGAACAGATCATAAGAAGGTTAGCAACATCAGAACCAATGACTTATGAAGATCAGAAGATGATCAATCGTGCTATGGGCATACGTAAGTATCTTTACAGACAAGCATGGATATTTAATATCATATGGTTTGTCTGCTATGCTATACTGTTGTTCGTATTAAGACCAGGGCAACAAGCAATGCCTGATATGATTTGGCAAGGTTAATGGATTATAAAACATCTGGTGTTGACATTGAAGCAGGTAATGCTTTTGTAGACAGACTAAGATTAAAAGCTCCTGCCATTGGGGGATTCAATGGTATGATGCAGGTTCCTTCAGGTTATGAGGAACCTGTTTTAGTATCTGGTGCTGACGGTGTTGGTACTAAAATTAATATAGCGAAGATCAATAGAAAATTTACCACTATAGGTATTGATCTCGTTGCCATGTGTGTCAACGATGTGATTACATGTGGTGCTAAACCTCTATACTTCTTAGATTATATTTCTACTGGTAAGATATCTCCTATCATAGATCAGATTATGGAAGGTATTCTTAAGGGATGTGAATTATCAGGGATGGATCTCTTGGGAGGTGAAACTGCTGAACATCCTAGACCTGGACCTCCACCAACATATGATGATGATCTTGATCTAGCAGGATTTTGTACTGGTATTGTAGAAAAGAATGAGATTATAGATGGTAGGCTTATTAAGAAGGGAGATAAAATTATTGGTTTACCTAGTAGTGGAGTGCATAGTAATGGGTATAGTTTGATCAACAATCTTATATGGAGACAGAAAATATACTTAAGTGAAATGCCTGAGTTACTTACTCCTACTACGATCTATGCAAAACAAGTAGAGGAATTGTTAGATGAGATACCTATCGTAGGTATGGCACACATCACAGGTGGTGGACTAGAAGAAAATATATCTAGGGTTATTCCTGAAGGAATGAAAGCAGAGATTGATTGGAGTTCTTGGGAACGTCCTGCTGTTTTTAATAAGATTCAACAGGCAGGTGAGGTAGAAGAACAAGAGATGAGGAGAGTATTTAATTTGGGCATAGGATATGCTATAATAATACCATCCGAAATAGAAATGGATGGTATTATAGGATACATACATTGATGCCTCTAAGAAATGATTTTACCAGGAACTACAGTTACAGTAACAGATCCTACCTCTATATACAGAGGATACATAGGATTCGTTCAGAGAATTAGTGGTAATAAAGCTGCTGTTCTTTTTGACAATTATTCTCCTTGGGAGAAGATGATAACCTTCCCCATTAAACATTTAAAAGAGGGTGGTAATATACCAACCTCTAAAAATTATTGATGCCTCTATAGCTCAACGGTAGAGCAACGCTTTTGTAAAGCGTAGGTTGTCTGTTCAAATCAGACTGGAGGCATATGGGGTAGTAGTTCAATTGGTTAGAGCACCTGCCTGTCACGCAGGAAGTTGAGGGTTCAAGTCCCTTCTATCCCGTATATAATTCAACTTTTGTTTACCAGGAAACCGTGAAAAAAATTCAGGGTATTTTTTGACCTGTAGGGTTTTTATACTTGAGTAGTAGGAGAACTAGGTCCGTTATCGTAAGAAGTTACATTACCTACTCTATCACCCTTAGCAACACTACCAGTAACATATCCTGCTGTGTTCAGGAATCTGGATGACATGTTTAAAGGACTTAGTTTGTTACCTAATTCATCTATCTCAGAATGAGGTTCGTAAGCTATTAAATCTTCAAATTCTGCTAGTATCATTTCAACTACAGGAGGAGTTGGTAATTTTATGATCCTTTTCTTCTCATTTAAGTAATCTTCATACTCGTAGTTAGTTACTGGATATATTGATTGAGTTTCTCCTAATGTTGTTCCATCAGGAAGAACCGTTCTCCAAGTATCATTAACTTGTATACCAGATTCTAAAAATATTTCACCATTATAGAGTGCTTCTACAGTTTCATAGTGATGAAGGGAATCTGGGTTATTATATTTGTTTCTTGTATATTCTTGTAAATCTGCGATGTTTTTCGGCCATTGATCGTACACATCAGTAATATTGTTGACCATTAAGATCAACCAGTCTAGGAATGGGTCATTAAAGAATACTATTGCAAGTTTTGAAGGTGTTTCGTCTTCTCCTATTTCATAGGATTCTAGTAGGGTGATATATTGATCTAAATCTGCTCTTGTCTTTGCTCTTCGGAAGATATTCTTGACAAGTCGATATTTGAAGTCCTCATCATCTCTGATGCCCTCTCCTACGTATACATTTGGTAAATATGAAAAGAATGCCATTAATATCCTGCTGCAACGTCTTTTTGTGTGAGTAGTCTGGTTTCTGTAAAGGTTATTGTCATAACGACTGCAGGAACATCAGTTGTCCACTCTGATGGATTTTTAAGTGATACGTATTGGTTGTCTGGTGTATAGTTAACGTTAATACCTGTGCAAACTGAAGGATAGATCTTAAACATCAAATCTCTTCGTTGTGTAGGTTCAAGACCACCTAATTGTGATACATCTGTTCCAAAACGAACAAATCTTAGTTGGAATCTGTCAGGTATCTCGAAGAACCTATTTTGATAGGCATATCCATTGTTACCACTGAATGCATCAGTTTTGAACCAGTCTTGATCGAATATATTAGTCTTATCTCTTTCTTTAGTCTTACCATAAGCATCAAACTTCTTGTTTTTGTTGATGAATTTCTGGTTGAAGTCACCAGCTTGAATTCTAGGTAAACTTCCTATTTTTATGTAATCTATGATTGCTTTGATCTCTTCTGACTCTCTAGCATTCCTTGCCATGAACTTAAAGGCAAAGTTATGTGTCCTGAAACTCATACCTTGGAATATCTGTTCACTGTATGGGTTAAAGATCTTACCACTTTGTAAAGATTGAATAGTATTAATATCTAATTGACCTTGAAGACCAACAAACTGGTTAAAACCGTTGATCATTGAAAGGATAGCACCAGTAGAGAATTCTGGTAGTGCAGATTTAGCAGCATTTTGTAGTGTGTCTGCCATCTGAGAGAAATCTTTACCATCTCCCATTAATCCTAGAGCAGCAATACCAGAAACACCAACGTCAGCTCTTCTATAAGCAGGACTGTACTGAGTAGTAATTTGTGGTGGTATTGCTATGTAACACCTGTCAGGGTGTGCAATTATGGTTTGTCTATTACCTGGAGTGCTTCTGTCATAGAAAGCAGGAACTTTTTGGTCATCATACTTAAATCTTTCACGACGAATCATTAAGTAGTCAGTAGCATCAGATGGCATATCGGCTGCTTTGCCACCGTGCTGAGACCTAGTTGCGGGTAATCTATATGGGTATCTATAAACAGTCAACTTTTTGCCTAAATAGTCTTTGATACATGTATATTTATGAGGTATCGAGGAAAATTTCGTCCTAGCTTCCCCAGAAAATATAAAGGTGATTATAATAATATTATTTATAGATCTTCTTGGGAATATAAGTTCATGATATGGTGCGATAGATCAACGTCTGTCGCAGAATGGGGTAGTGAAGAAGTTGTAGTCCCTTATATCTCTCCTGTTGACGGAAAGCGTCATAGATACTTTCCAGATTTTTATGTTAAGGTGGGACGCAAAAAGTATATGGTTGAGGTAAAACCCTTTAAACAGACACAAGAACCTAAAACAAGGAAGAAAAATACCAAATCATATATTACTGAGGTTGTTACATGGGGTGTTAATAGTGCCAAATGGAAAGCAGCTAAAGAATATTGTAAAGACCGTGGGTGGCAATTCATGTTAATCACAGAGAAGGAACTTAAAGTATAATGTTTGGAGCAATTTTTTCATCAATAGCAGATGCTATTAAACAGCTAGTCATAGATGTTAATAGTGATATTCCTAATGAGCAGGAGGCTAGAGATAGTTCCTATCAGGAGTTTACTGCCTTCATGCGGAAGCAGGGTAATATTCCGAGTTACACTAACATGTACTCGGTGCACTTCTCAACCCCTTCTATGTTTGGCAGTGAACCAGGTTGGGCATTGACCACTAATGATGAAGCATTATTACTAGATTATTACTGTGATAGTATTAACTTACCTAGTAAGCAGTTGTCAACAGGGTCATTGGTTACGATTGGTTCACCTTATAAGTATGCAACTGGTACTAATTTTAGTCAGATTAGTATGACCTTTAAGATGCCGTCAAATCATAAGACTAGAACTATCTTTGAAAGATGGATGGCATTCACGAGAAATGATGCTGATCAGTATGTAGATTACTATGATAATTATGTTGCACCCACAGTGAGAATTTTTAAGTGGGAAAGAGGTGGCGGTAGTATAGTTAAAGTTCAGGATGTAGATCAAATTGCTAATTCGGTTTGGAAATGTGGTGTAGGACAACCAGAATTTTCGCAAGTAAAAAGAAATAGAATAGTTGCTATGTGGGAATTGAGGAATGTATTCCCATTCAACTTAGGGTCAATTCAGTTGAACAACCAAGAGTCTAGAATTGCCACGATGACAGTAGGATTCTACTTTGAAAGATATAGATACTACGTTGCACAAAGGGATGACTGGGGTGCACATGATGCACATATTCCTGGTGATCCTCAACATGATCCTCGCAAAGCAAGTAACAGAAGTATTAATGATGCCAGGTCTAACTGGATAACATACAACTTCTAGATCCTTACTAAATAATTGTACTGAATTGAATTATTATGGCATTACCTACCTTAGTAACCCCGAAATTTAAAATGAAACTACCGTCAGACGGTAGAACTGTGAATTATAGACCATTTCTTGTAAAAGAAGAGAAGGTTTTATTGATTGCTACGGAAACTGGAAACCAAGATAGTATTGTAAATGCTATTAAGGATATTATCGGTGCTTGCACTGATATTAAAAACGTTGAAGCATTACCGACATTTGATATCGAATATGTCTTTCTTCAGATTAGAACAAAATCTGTTGGTGAATCTGTTGATGTTGGTGTTGTTTGTCCAGACGACGAAGAGACTCAAGTGGAAGTTTCCATTCCATTAGATGAAATCAAAGTCCAAAAAACAAAGGGGCATAAAAAAGAAATCAAAATTGATGACACCGTAATGGTTACAATGGAATATCCAAGTTTGGATACCTTTGTAAAAGCAAACTTTACTGATGAACAGCAAGGGGTTGATCAAGTATTTGAAATGGCAGCTAGTTGTATTGGCAGTATTACTACTCCAGAAGAAGTACATGATTGCTCAGACTTACCTAAGTCAGAAGTTCTAGAGTTCTTAGATCAAATGAGTTCTGCTCAGTTTAAGAATATTCAAGACTTCTTTGAGACTATGCCTAAGTTATCTCATAAAGTAAAGGTTACAAATCCTAAGACCAAGAAAGAAAGTGAGATTACATTGGAAGGTTTAGCATCTTTTTTCGGCTAGCCCTTCTTCATAATAATCTTCGTAGTTATTATGATACTAATTTCGCCTTAATCCATCATCATAAGTGGAGCATTGAACACATTGAAAGTCTAATGCCTTGGGAGAAGGAAATTTATGTGAAAATGCTAATCGACTTCCTTAAGGAAGAAGAGAAGCGAATGAAGGACCAACAAGCACAACAGCAAGCATCTGGTGGCTAAAATAAAACCATATAAGTTAGTTAATCCTGGCGGTGGTGGCGGCAAATCAACTCTGGCAGCCAACGGACCAAGAACTAATTTGCTAGCTGTTAATAGACTTGGTAATACTATTGGTAGTCTTGGTTCTTTAGTTAAAGATATTCATGCCATATCTTTAGCATCTCTTAAAACGGATAAGATGAGAGAGGTCGCAGAGCGTCGCAGAATGCAACGTGAACGTGATCAGAAAAATGAAGATGATTTGGAGCGCAGAAACGCTCTATTGGGCAAAGGTATAAATCTTAAGACTAAGATACAGAAGAAACCGAAGAAGAGTCTAATAGAACAGATAATGAATTCCCTCTTTGGGGGGTTAGAAGGCATGTTGTTTGGTGTCTTCAAGTGGATTTCCACCATAGTTGCTTGGGATGTAACTAAGTTTATAATGGGGTGGATTGCTGATCCAAATAACACAAAGAAGATAGAAGTATTTGCAGAGAAACTTCATTTTGTTTTTAGTAAGTTATATGGTTTTGCAAAGGGTAGTGTAACCAGAGTTTTAGATGGGTTTACTGCTCTTACAAACGGTCAAGGAACTTTTTGGAGTAGACTAAAAGGGTTAGGTACTCTTTTAGTAGGGATAGTAGGTTTACAAGCACTTCTTAATCCATTTGGATTGATGGATGCTATTCTTAGCATGTTAAATTTGGATTTTTATAATCCAAATAGAAACACTGAGAGTAAAGGTCGAGGTAAAACAAGTAGAACTGGAAAGAGTGGTCCCACTCCCAAACATCAAAAGATAACAAAGACTAGCCAAAACGTCGCTAAAAGATATGGTAAGAATGGTAGTAGAGTATATCGAGATGCTCTTAAACAAGGATTAAGTGAGTCGGAAGCACTCAAGAGAGTAAAGAGATTAGCAAATAAGAAACCATCTGCATTTAAACCACCACCAAAATCGAGTGGTTTATCTCCAAAAGGACCAAACGTTAAACCAGGTAAAGTTCTTAGTAAAGGACTTCAAAGGGGTGTGGGCAGAGGAGCACTTAAATTCTTAGGTCCAGCAAACTTAAAGTTACTTAAAGGTGCATTCAAACAAACCTTTGGTAGGATACCTATCTTTGGTGCATTATTAACAGGTATATTCTCTATATTATCAGGGGATCCTTGGGATAAAGCAATATTTAAGACAGTAGGTTCTGCTGTTGGTGGTGCATTAGGAACACTAATACCAGTACCAGGTATAGGATCACTCATAGGTATGATGGGTGGTGAATATGTTGGTGAGTTATTATACATTGGGTTCCGAGGTGATGGATGGAAGGCAGCAGGTAAGAAGTTAAGAGAAGACTTGATGGGTCTTTTCCATTCTGCTACGAAGATGTTGTCATGGATTTCTTCTGGATGGAAGAGATTCTATGCTGGCATTCCTAAGTTTAAGATACCAGACTTCCCTAAAGAGCCACCTGATTGGATTCCACCTCTCGGTTTTGGAATGAGAAACAAGATCTGGGGTGGTGCTAAGTTAGCCATGAAGGCTATGCTTGGTCCTTTTGGATTGATGATGGGTAAAGAAATACCCAACGTCTTCTGGATGGCAAACCTTACAGGTAATACTTTCCCGTTATTCCATAAAGCATTCTTCAAACAGGAAGCTGGAAGTGCACCAGTAGAGACTGGTGCGAAAATGAAGGGTGTGAAGGGTGATGGCACTGCAAATGACACCACTGGAGATCCTACGAGTGCAACAGCAGGTGATGGTACTTCTGGAACTACTAAAGGAAAACCAATTCGTAATCATCGTGGAAGGATAGTTGGTTATGAAGGTGATACTAAACCAAGTACTGCATATAATGAGAGTGTTCGAGATCCTTTTGAAAAATCAGATAGACAGAAGAATCGTCATGGCACTCCTAATGTAAGAACTGATAAAGGAGACGGATATCAGAACCAATGGTGGGATTTCTTAGATGTATTCAAGAATCCTAAGAAGGAAGAAAAACCTAAGAGTGTTTGGGATATTGATTCGAGTGTCTTTGGTGATGATTATCAGATGCCTGACCTTGGTAAAGATTGGGATTCTGGTAGTGTTTTTGATACCAAGCCAAAAGATGGTGGTATCTGGCAGAACCCAGATATATGGAAGAAGGATGAAAGTATCTTTGGTAAGGATTATGAGATACCTAACACTGGATCTTTTGATATAGATTTTGGAGGTGGGACTACTAAGAAAGAGGAACCTGCTAAGAAGAAGGGTTCTTGGTGGAATCCTTTTAGTTGGGCAACTGGTGGTAAGTTAATAAGACAATTACCCCGACTAAACACAAAGCAGTTCTTCTTTGGTAAGATTTTTAAAGGTATTAGTAAAGCAGTTAGTGGGATAGGTAAAGCGATCGGTGGTGTAGTTAGTGGAATAGGTAATGCCGTTGGTGGAATAATGAATTCACCGATTGGAAGTATTCTTGGAACAATTGTACCGATAGTATTTCCACCTGCTGCACCATTTATTGCTGGTATTAAGGCTATTAGTGCTGCTGCTAGTGGTGATATATTTGGTGCAATTACTGGAGGTATAGGTGCTTTAGGAGGTATGTTCCCAGGAACATTCGGAGGAATTGCTGATTCTGTCAGTGGATTTATGCAAAATAATCCTCTGGGTAAAGCACTGGGAGGATTCATGCAGGGTGGTATAGGTGGTGCATTAGGATCACTTACATCATTCTTACCTGAAGGTGTTCAAGGTTTAATGAATAAGTTTGGTGGCTTCGTTAAGAAGTTCCCTGCTGTTGGTGGACTCATTGGAATGATACCAGGTATTGCTAATGTTCCAGGACTATCACAACTATTTGGGTTGGATAGCTTTGGTGTAGGTGGATTCTCTCCAATGGGATTACTTGGTAATATTGCAGACAATATGGGTATGGGTGGTTTGTTTAGAACCATAACAGGAATGATGGGCACTGGTGGACCTGGTGCTTTGATGGGTGGATTGAGAGAGATGGCTGCTGAACTGGGTGTTGATCCTATGGTTCTTGGTGTTATACCATCAACACAGAAAACATTTAGTAACAAGGGAGGAGGACTGTCTAGGGAATATGCTATGCAATCTTCATTGGAATTCGTTCCTGTTCCTATGTTATTAGAGAGGTTGATGGAAATACAAACTCCAGTTCCTATACCAAGACCTGTTCCAGTACCAATGCCACAACCAGCGCAAGCTTAATAAATAATACGATAGGTGTCAGTCATAAATGGCGATTAAAAAAGAAAGTAAAATTAATGCATATAAGCTGATATCTCCTAATATTCAGAAGGCAGCGGCAGCAGGAGCAGCCGATAAATCTGCAGCTTCATATTCAATGAAGACTATCCAAGCGTTTAACAACCTTGGATCAACTCTTAATTCTATTGGTCTTGTTGTTGTAGATATCAAGAAGATAGAACTTAAGAGGTTAGAGGACGAGAAGAAGAGAGTAAAGAAATTTACACCGAAGTATACTAAAGTAGAAAAGAATACGTTCTCTGGATTTATTAATGATTATGTTGGTAGAGGTGCACCCAAATTCTTTGAAGGTTTACTGAAGATACTTGGTGGTCTGATTAAATTTGCCCTTATAAGACCTGCTTTAGAATGGTTATCTGATCCAGATAATAAACAGAAGATACGTAATGCCATTGAGACATTAGCGAAGGTATTTAAATGGATCACTAACTTCTTTAAGTCAAGGGTTGTTGGGATATTAGATGGTCTTTATGATTTATTGAAAGAGGATGCTACTTGGTGGGAACGATTAACTGGGTTTGCAAAATCATTTGTAAATTTAGCTGGTCTCTTTGTAGGTATTAGATGGTTAACTAATCCTAAAGCACTGATTAGTGATGTTAGGAATGTCTTAAAACTATTCTATAGATCATTAACTAAGTTTCATAGAGGGTTAAAGACTAGAGGTAGATTCCCTGGAGGATGGAAAGGTAAGGCATTAGGAGCAGTAGTTACTGTAGGTGGTGCAGCTTACCTCGCTAATAAAGCCAAGAATGTTAATTCAGGGTTTGAAGAAGAAGAGTATGCATATGGCGGTTACCGCCCTAGACCATTACCAGGATTCGCTACTGGTGGTTGGATATCTGGTCCTGATTCAGGTTATCCTGTATCTACATCACCTGGAAAAGGTAGTCCTGAATTTATTGGTCATGGAACTGAGTATGTTGCTAAGAAAAATACTGGTGAGTCTTATATAATACCTTTTAATAACTTTGCAACCAAGGCAAATCCTGGGTTGACCATGGCCAACATGCAAATGGCTCATGCTGATGGATTTGATTTACCTAGATTAGGAGATAAACAGTTCTTCTTTGGTAGTATTGGTAAAGCCATCGGTGGAATGTTTGGTGGTGGTAGTAAAGGTGGATCATTTGGTGGAGGTTCTGCTTCTAAACCTAAGAGTGGTGGCGGTGGATTCTGGAGTTCCTTGGGCAGTGGACTGAGTGGACTTTTTGGTGGTAAAGGAGGTGGTCAAGGTACTAGTGGTATAGGACCAGTAGCAAATGCAGCATCTTATGGTGCAATGCTTCAAGGTGGAAGTTTAGGTTTAGATTATAAAGATGGTCATGCGACCTTCGGGTCATTTATGAAGTCACCCTTATTGGGTCAATTAGGTGGTGCATTATTTGGTAATAAAGGAAGTGCTATAGGTGGTGCTCTTAGCACTATAATGGGTGGAGGTAGTGGTGAAGGTGGTAAAGCTACATTTAAAGATATACTTGGTATAGCAGGTTCCTTTATAAAACCAGGTAGTAAAGCATCCAAATGGCTTGGTATTGCAGGTGGTATTGGTAATACCATGTTTGGTGAAGGTACTGAAGGGATGTCCTTCGGTCAGAGACTTGGACACCTAGCGAAGGGTGTCATTGGTAATATGTCACAGCAAGGTGGCGTTGGTGGATTATTGGGTAACATCTTAGGTGGTGTTACTGGTGATGGTGGAATGAACCAGGCACTTGGTAATGTTCTTGGTGCTAGTGGTGGTGGAGGTGGTGGTGGTTCTGCAGGACCAAATCAGAAATTAGTAGGTGGTGGACAACAGGCAGTTAATACAGCAGGTCGCCAGTTCTTAAACCAAGGTTATACTGTTTTCAATCACCCCAATTTCAAACGTAATAAGTGGAAAAAAGGACCACCTAATAGAGGTGGATTTGATCCTTCTGGTAAGCAACGTAATCCTAAAGATGGATTGCATAAGAAAGGATTAGGACTTGATGTTCAGTGGTTTGGTAAAGGTGATAAGAAATCTATGCTAAAACAGTTAGCAGATAGATCATTCTCTAATAGAAAGGGTTTAAAACTTACTGAAATTTCTTATGATGACTGGGGTTCATGGACCTTTGGAGGTAATAGAAGATCATCTGGTGGAGAGAGAGGTAAACTTCACTTTGGATTTGGTGACAGACGGGTAGCTGGATCTGGTGCTATTGGTATGAGTGAAAGTGATTTGAATAGAATGAAGCAAGCAATCATTCAACAAGCTGGTGGAGATGGTGTTGATGGTATGGCAATGGCAGCCAAGACCATTATGAATCAAGCAGGTTTAGTTGATAGTGGTTCTAGTTCTTCTGTTCTTGGTGGAGCAAAGAGTTTATCAGATATACTTGATAATCTGGGTGCAGGGAACAAGATGTATAGTTCTAGTCAGATGAACAAGGCTGACGCTGCAATGCAAGGTGCAATGGACAACGACTGGTTGTCTGGTATGATTACAGGTAAGGGATTCTCTGAGCCTCAGGCATATGCATTAATGAATTCAACTACCTATAAGAAAGGTGGTGCGTATTCTCCTAGTTTTAATGCATCTAGTATTAAATTTGGAGGAAATACCTTTAGCACTTTAGGTAATCATGATTTCAATGATTGGATGGCTAAGTCTGAGCTTGGTGGTCCTGGTACTGGCTTAGCAGGATCAGGTGTTAGCACTAAGGAAACTGATACGAAGAAATCATCTAGTAATAAAGCACAGTCACAGGTTTTTAATACTTCTTATGGTGGTGGTGCAACTCAAGCATCTTCTGCAAGTGGGTCAAGTGGTAGTATATTAAATACTGGTAAGAAAGGTGGTCCAAGTGGAACAGGAGGTAATGAAAATCAGCAGAAGAAAGAGTCTTATGCATTGAAGAAAGCATATCAGAACAGATCATATGCTAGAGAAAATATTACAGATAGGACAAGGAGACTTGTTCAAGAGACTATGGCTGCTGTTGAAGCACATAACTCTTCTGTAAGAGCAAACGTTGCTGCTGCTCAATCAGCAATTGAACAACTTAAAAAAGGTGGTGGTGGTAACATGGGAGGTCTCATGGGATCTAAATCCTCACTTAATGCAAGTAGGTTACAAAGTACTATAGGTTTAAAGTTAGGATAACATGGTATTACAACGGACCAATGTCGGTGAAATTGAATATCGTCTCAGTATTTGGAGAGACGGTAAACGTTTAGCAAACGAAGAAGGAGCGTTTAACCTGTACAATTTCTGTAGAGGGTGGGAAATACGAGAGAGTGTCAACCAAGCAACTATAGAGGCATCATTTATATTTGAAGATTCTGCTGGTATCATTAACCTGATGACAGGTTCTGAAGAATTGAAGTTGCAGATCCAGTCATCTATTGTTGATAGGACATATAATTTTAGAATATTCTGTGTTCATTCACGTTCTAGATCAAACCCAACTAATGATGTGTTCATGGTTGAGTGTTGTTCTGGTGAATTTATTACTAATGAATCTATCAGTGTATTTGGTCAATCTGAGGTCATATTTAAAGGAAAGACTGAAGCATCTGAGATTATCAAAAAACTTTTAACTAATAAAAAATATCTGGGTAGTAATAAGAAGTGTTTCTTAGAGCAGACTGTCAATAAGCAATCATTTGTGGCACCTAATTGGAGACCATTCGATGCGATCTACTGGATGTCTGAAAGGAGTGTAAGGAAATCTAAGTCAGGTGGATCATTACAGAATGGATTCTTATTCTATGAGAATGCTTTGGGGTATCATTTCAGGTCAATCGATCAGTTGATTGATGAGATCAATGAGCAGACATATGATAAGCAGACGGATGCTATCAAGGGTAAACCTAAGATTTACAAGTATCATTACAGTCCTAAGAAGGTTGATAGTACTGGTGGAGATGCCTATGCTATTAATGGTATAGTATTTCCTAGAGAGAAACATCTATTAGAAACTATGAGAGATGGTAATTTCTCAGGTTATACGGTTGGATTTGATCCAGTAACAATAGGATCTTCTAGGATGGGTATGAGTAAGGAACTATCTACTGATAATCCTACCTATAATATGGATAGGATATGGAAGAAGATGTCTCACTTAGATAGTAAGAAGACTGTTAGTCCCTTAACTCAGTTAGATCCTTCTATTAGAAAGCAGGTTGCAATACCAAGAAGGATACGGTATAACTTCTTGTCCAATCAAATATTTGATCCAAAGTATGTTGAGAATCCTCAGTCGAACTATCAGGAGATGGTAGATCTACAGGCATATCAGCACATGAGGGCTGAATCCTTAAAGAATATTAAACTTACCATAACAATACCAGGCAATCTAGATTTGTATGCTGGTGGTGGTATTGATGTTATAATTCCAGCAAGTTACAAGGCAGGTAGACAGACCCAGATTGATAGGAAATATAGTGGAAGATATTTAATCGCAAATGTTAAGCATAATACCACAGGTCAGGTTTTGTACACAGAACTAGAGCTATTAAAGGATTCTGTGCTAAGATAACTAAATAATTCTAGTTGAAATCTACTTATGACAACTATGAGCGAATTCGGAGAGAACCCTCAAGCGAAAAGATCTCATGACTTAGACCATGAAGTGTATCTTGATCCAAAGGATCATAAAGAACACACTAATCATGGTATGCATGAGTATAGCGAGGAAGATTTAAAAAACGTAACAGCAAATTATGATGAATACCATAAGGGTGAAGAGCCTGAGACTGGTATCAATGATTATCATCTCAGACACCAGGATAAGCAGTTAGATCAATATTGCGACAATCATCCTGATGCTTTTGAGTGCCGAGTGTATGACGAATGATTTTGATGAGTATTTGCTAGGACATTGGACTAATAGAGCACAAGCACAGTCTAATCCTCATGTTTTTGCACAAACTGAGGTTATATGGTCAAAGGAAAGTGATTGGTACACATCTAAGAATTTTTATAGAGTAGATGGTCCCGATAAACCATACCGTAATAGAAAACACAAGATCAAGGTTGTTTCTCGTAATCTAGTGATTATGGAGAACTTTAGATTGGATCTATCACGTCATGAAGAATGTGATATGGTTTTCACATTTCAAGATGATTGCTGGAGTGGTAAATTGGATAGTGACAAGTGTAGAGGTGAGAAGGGATACCGTGTAGTATCGGAAATCAGTCTCTATGGTCACAAATTATTTTCAAGAGACAAAGGACTGAGTAACGACGGCAAGATGGTGTGGGGTAGTGACGATCTGTATAGATTTGTCCGTATATAATTCAAAATTCATTTCACAGAATACTCTGAAAAAAATTCGGGGTATTTTTTGTGTGTTAGGTTTTTTTAAGTAAACCGAAAGATAGTCTAAAGAAACGCCCATTTATGTGCATTTCGATATAATATAGTATGTATTAATCCTTTTAATCCAATAAATGACGTATCAGTCCCAAACAGCACTACAATCTGAACTAACAGATACTGAATGGATAGAGATGATCGCCATTAAGCAAGCAATCTCTGAAAATCCTTCTTCAGTACATCCAAGAAAGATGGAATATTTCACTAAATTGCTAGTTAGATCGGAATCTATATACCGCAATACACGAATGAGAACAGGCAGTCCCTTAGAGGAATAAATAGTAAAAAAGCCTTGAAAAATGAAGCTCGTTGATGGTATTGTAAATGAGAATACTACAGGATTTGTCGGTAAGGACGGATTTTTCTGGTGGGTTGGTGAAGTCGAGGATAACGAAGACCCGATGGAATTGGGTCGTGTAAAAGTTCGGATTCTTGGTTATTACACAAATTTTCAAGGTGGAACGGTAGCAGACCTTCCAACTGCAGCTTTACCTTGGGCAACAGTACTACAACATACCTGTCAACCTGGTAATGATGGACAGGGAGAATCAACAGGACAATTACAAGCAGGTGCTATTGTCATGGGATTCTTTATGGATGGTGAGACAGCACAAATGCCAATAGTTATTGGTGTTATGCGTGTTAAGAAATCAAACGATACTATGGGAAATGCTTCGTTTGCTTTTACAGATCAAAGACCAGGATTTAGCACAGCACCTAATCCATCTGCAATACATCCAGCAGAAAGAAATACTAATAACCCACTTCAACCGTTAAGGCAGAGTTCTCACAACTCTGTTGCTTATCCAGGTCAGACAACTTCAAATCCAGGTGGTGATGGTTCTCCTAAGAATCTAGTCTCTGCAAAGGATTTTCCAGGAAGTTCAGTTAATCCACTCAAACCTTTAGATCCATCTAAACCTTTTCCAACTGCTAATGGAGTTGGTGGTCCTTGGAAGAGTTTAGAGTATAAGTTATCATATCTGATAGAAGATCTTGCAAATGTTTCTTCTAGTCTTGTTAAAATTGGTCCTAATAAGTATTTGGATATTTCTATTGGGAAATATATTATTCTTGAAGATCTGACTGTAAAAATTGACAATTATTTAACTGTCATTTATGCTCAAGTAGTTTCTTCTATGCGTTCAGCATTGGGAAATTTAGCAAAGGAACTACAAGTTGAAGCACTTCAGTCTGATGCTACTGGATTACCATTTGCTTCTTATAACAGTATACATGAAGCAGCAGAAACTATATTAAAATCATTATGTGTCTTAGATGCTAATGTTGAGGTTTATAAGAAACCACATTTGGAGACTATTGATATCTTCCTTGCAGGGTTTTTAGAAAAACGTATTTCTGAAAAGTCTAATTTAGTGAAATATAGTGTTGACAGTATAATCCGTGATATAATTGAGGATGCAGGTAGGGTAATTGTAGGAGTAGGAGATATGGTTAAGGCAGTTAAGGAGACTGTAAAGGCAACAAATGGTTATACTATTATAGAGGAATGGGAAAAGGGAATAGGTATATATGAATTAACAACAGATATATTCAAGACAACTAGTGGTAATCTTACTGGTTTGATGAAGATATTGCTTAAATTCCGTGCAAGTGACTGTAAGAGAACTACTAATGGTGGTCAAGATTTGATTGGTTGGTTCCCGTTGTTTGGATGCACCCGTTGTACTGGGAATGAATTGAATGATATTAATAAGTTGAGAGGTAAGGATCCATCCTCAACTATTACATTATATGATTCCATGTTTGAAGAGGCAGATCCAAATATGACAACTGCTAAGAATTATATTAGTGGTGCATATGAGTTACATCTGGGAACTCCTGGTCGTGTAGGGCATATTACTAAGAGGGCAAATGGAACAACGCATAGTTCTATATCCTTTAATAATGCACATCTTGCAGAAAAACAGATAAGAGATCAATTAAGAAAAGCAATTGATTATGAAGATCTTACTGAGATGCAGATAGAGAATAAGGTTATTGAATATATTGCTGAATCTACTGAGAAAGAGGGTGATACAGGTGCTTTAGTAGCAGATCACGTTTCTTATGCAGGAACATTGACTCAAGAAGTTCATGGTGATGACTGTAAGATCATTAATAATGATTATGTTCGTAATATTGAAGGAGATTACTTATTAAAGATAAATGGTAACTGTCATATTGAAGTTGGTGGAGGTTTCTTCTTTAGTGCTGAGGGAGCACCTATTGCTAGAAATAGGCATGGTGTTTTAGGACGCACTGACATGCAGAAGCATTCATTGAGGTTTGGATCTGACGTTGATATGAATGTTGTTGGATCTAAATTTGAGTTGCAGGGAACAGAATGTAAACTTGCATCTATGTCAACTAGGATTACTGGTAGTATATTTGAGAATTCTTCTTATCAGCAGACTATGAGTGGTATGGAGATTACTATGTCTGCAGAGAACTCTATAGAGATGGTAACACCACATATTCTTCAGTTAATTAATATAGAAACCAGTGAGACACCTAAGAAGGTTACTGGATTACGTACAGTTATTAGGGGTGGATGTGAAACTATATTGAATCCATCAGATCTTGAGAAATGGAAAATAAACTTAGCATCAACTTCACCCCTTTATAATGAACCAATTACTAACGGGATATTTAAGGTTGATGCTCTTGGAGGATCAATCAATATGAATAGTGGTAGTGGATCACCGTTCATGGTAGCTACAACCACTACTACGACTTCTAGTTCTGATGGTGGCATCAACACGTCGTCCAGCTCTGAGTCCACTTCAGAAACTGGTGGAGGTAACTTGACACTGGGGTATTGATAGTGCTATTATACATAAGTAACTGAGGCACTCCATGGCTGATTCAAACGAACTCTACCTTGAACATGTTTTTATCAACATTTCAAAGAGGCAAATTAAATTGCTATCTGAGGATGGTTATGAGGACAAGGTGACTTTCAAATGGGATGAAGATGGTGCAGAAGGTTTCTTCGATACTGTCAATACCATTAAAGAGAATCTACCAGAAGAACTATTGACTATACATGACTGATTTTCAAGAGATAACTGAAGAGGAAGCGGTAGAACAACTACCCTTCCTCTTGACAATGTGTGAAAGAAATCGGACTGTTTGGAAAATCAAACGGAAAGATGGATCTGTTGCTCTACTATCTCCAGTTATGCAATCTGGTCCACCAGTAAATGAGGAAGTTCTTCAAGTTGTAGAGGAGTTTAGAAACAGTTATATTGCGACTAAGGAAAATGAAGAACGTTCCGAATTGGCAGCATCACTCCAAGAAAGATCCGAAGCGTCACTTAAAACCTCGGATGCTGCAGCAAGCTAAAAAGCGTCTTAAAGTATTAAAGGCAAAACTTTTAAAATGAGAGTAAGTGAACCTATCGATATTATTGATGACTTCTTTGATGAGAAGACTCATAGGAAACTGTTTGAATTTTGTCAAAGAGCACAGTATAGATACGGTGAATGCGACGAGTACGGACTACCACCAGTGGGTATGGTATCAGATATCATGCCTACTGGTAATGTAGTATATGAAATTTTTAAGAGAGAGATAGAAGCAGAGTTTGAAGTGCTTAATAATCCTTATAGGATGTATATAAATCTTTTTACACCTGGTGAGCAACCATTTTGGCATAAAGATGGTAAAACAGGATCAACTTGTCTATATTATCCTAATCTAGAGTGGGAACCGAACTATCTTGGAGAGACACAGTTTTTAGTTGATGATGAAATTAGAGGTATTGTTCCTAAACCTAATAGGTTAGTAGCATTTGATGCTAATATCACACATAGAGCAACTACCTTTAGACGGGATCATAGATTCACTATTGCTATTAAATACGCATGATTATTGAACCATTATTTTCAAATTTTATTGCATCTGATATAGTTGATGTTGATTGCGATAAAATAACTAAGTATATCAAAACTGTAGAACCTGGTTTACCTCTTCGTTTAGATACTCCAGAATTGAGTGATATTGTAGATTATGTTAACAGTAAGATACATGTATTTGCGAAGGAATATGGATTAATGAGTAAAGCAAAACCTAGACTTACAACGATGTGGTCAAATAGAAATAATGCTAGGGAACCTCTTAAACCTCATATTCATGGAACACATTGGATAAGTATAGTTTTTTATCCAGAAGCGGATGTAAATTCTCCTGACTTAATCATTAAAAATCCAATCACTGAAATTATGGAATATGCTTGTCCATATCAGTATCAGGAATATGCAACTCAATATAATAGAGGAAGAATTACTATTTCACCTAAGAAAGGTTTAATGGTAGCATTCCCTGCTTGGTGTCAACATTGGGTAGATCCAGAATGTCCTTTTGATAGTACTAGGTATAGTCTTGCATTTAATATTACATGTAGTCATATATCAGATAGTTATATCGAACACATTTACGCACCAAATTCAGGGTTTGCGGAGCTATATAGCAAAATACAGGGGCAGGATCCCTTATAAATAAAACCGTAGCCAATAGTGTAATTAATTTCCGTGGGAACCAAGAAGATTTCACAACTGGAAACAATATCAGATAGCAATATATCTGGAGAAGCAGTTCTTCCTATAGTTGTATCTGACCCTTTGATTCCTAACAGAAAAGCAAAAGTAAATCAATTATTCAGAGGACTAGCGCAAGGAACTAAGACAGATCCTGGACTAGCTTTTGACCTTGATAGAGATTCGGGACTATATCAAGCAGCATATGATCAAATAGGTATTGCCTTTGGTGATGGTGGTTTGTATATGACTCGTATTGATAATGGTAATAGTAGCGTATCATTATATGTTACTGCTATTGATGATGTCGCTAACAATGCTGATATAGTTTTTGCACCGAAAGGAACTGGTTCTGTTAAAGTAACAGGTCAGTTTTTGATGTCTGACGAGCAATTTCTTTTAGAAGATGCTCAAGGTCCGAAAATAAGATTTGAAGCAGGTAATGTTGGTACTGGTACTAATACCAGAATTATGACATTACCTGAGATTACAGCAGGTAACGGAACTACTCTTGTAGGTGCTGATACTACACAAACATTAACGAATAAAACTCTTCTGATTGATGAAGATAATTTTGTTCTTATTGATGGTGCTGAGGAAGCAATATTCCAGATAAATTGGCCCACAACTTCAGGCACTAGAAGATCATACTTCTTACCTGATGCTGGATCTGTAACAACTACTGCTGAACCTACTGCTACATCTTCTACATTATTAGATACAAAAACAGAACAGATTGTTTTATCGAAGACACTTGTTAGTCCAAAACTTGCTGCCTCTGCTGAGGTTAATGCATTTTGGGCACAGTTTTCTACTGCTGCAATAACAGCAAATAGAACTATTACTGTTCCTGATCAAAATATTGAATTAGTTGGAACCGCATCTAACCAGAATATACAGAATAAGATATATGAGAACATTGTATTTGCGGATCAAACAGATAATACTAAAAAGATAAGTATTCTTGTTGATAATTCCAACACCCTCACTAATAGTGAGATGAAGTTCCCACCTACCACAGCCCTAAATACTGGTGGTGGTAGTGCTCTATTCAGTACAATAGTAACTGATTTAGCGACTCAATCTTTGGAGAATAAGATTTATATTCAACCAAAGATCCAGCAGTTATTGAACTCATCAGCAGCAGTAACTTTTTCAACTGATAATATTACAGCAAATAGGACAATTAAGTTCCCTGATGCTGACGCAACTCTCCTTTCAACGGAGAACGTTACTTTAGACGACGTTGCATTCGGTGCTGGTTTAGGTGCTTCACACTTAACTGGTCGAACTAAGTTACAACAATTTTTCTACGCAGGATTCTAAATTAAAATGGCAACTCAAGGATTACTTGCACAATCTAAACCCGCAGCTAATACGGATACCGTGCTGTATTCTGGTCCTGTGGATAGTTCTGCAAGCACAGTTTTAACTGTAGCAAACGATGGCACAGGGTCAGCGTTTGACATTGGTATAAAAGATTACTCACAAAAATTAACCCTAGATGCATCAACTTATAAGTTGCATAAGGGTGATATAATTTCAAGGTATCAGATAGATTTGAACACTGCTACACCATTAGCTGTTAGTGCTAATGTTCCAGCAGGTCAAGTGTTTACTTCTGCTGATAAAGAAAAGACTATGAAGTTCGAGTCTTATCTTATTCCTACTTTAACGACTTTCTTTGTTAAAGTTTTTTCAATTAGGCAGGTCACATTAGAAATGACTGCTGGTAACTTTGCTGTAGGAGACGCAATCAGTAAAGGAACTTCACCTAATGATACAACTGGTGTTGTTTATGATGTATTTGATGATACTGTAAACAACTTGATAATCCTTCAAATAGGACCATCAACCTTAAATGGCACAGGAACAGAATTTGGAGATGGTGATAGTGTTAACGTAGGTACTAACGGTGCTGGAACTATATCAACTGGTGGTGTTGGAACAGCAAATAACGAATTTTGCTTTTCTACTACAACTGCTGGTGGAGTATATAAGATGTATGTTAATGACGGCATACAGGTCTTCACTGATAGAACATATAGATTTGATGTTGCCGATGCTACCATGAGTGGTAGAGATTTTAAACTCTCTACTGATGCAAATGGAGTATGGGGTCCTGATGGTGTTGCAGGAAGTCTTGATGATGGAACAGAATATACTACTGGTAAGACCACTAATGGAACTGCTGGTTCTGGTGGTGCTTATGTTCAATATGACTTGAGTGCTAACGCAAACCCAACTGCTGCATATTACTATTATGATGGTGGTACTGGAACTGCTGCTAATGCCAATTATGGTGGTTCAGATAGAACATTAATAACAAGCACAGACTTTTCATATAATGCTTTCTGGGCATACGATCTAACAGGAACATGGGTTAACGGCACTGATACATTTACTTTTAGTGGTACAACTTATACTGTAAGTGGTCAAACTGCTGGTGCTTATGGTTTTGTTCGTGACTATACTGGAACAACTCTTACCTTTATTAAGGGTGTAGGTTCTCCTGATTTTGCAGGAACAGAGACATTCTATGATGTTCCCTCATTAGAAGGTGCAGATAGAAATTTATGCACTGTTTCTTCTGTTGATGTTGCCTCTGCTGCTCTTGAAGTTAGTCATTACCTTGCAAAAGGTCATCCTAATGCTGCAAATAATGTAGAAAGAATAACATCCGTTGTTGTTGGTCCAGGTGAAACAGTTGTCGTCAATAGTGCAACTCAAAATAATGTATTTAATTTGATAGGATTTGAGGATACTACAAGTAGTTTCCCAACTAAGAACTATGTCGAGGGTTCTGGAACTCCATAATAAATAACTATAAAGCGAAATAGGTAATGTCCTTAACTAGACTAAAGAATATTATTACGTCCCGCACGGGACGTATTATCTACGTTAACCCAGACGATTTCGATGCTTCAGATGCTATCGATAATAGGGGTAACTCTGCTTTGCGTCCTTTTAAATCATTACAAAGGGCATTCCTAGAAGTAGCAAGATTTTCATATAGAGTTGGATTAAGTAATGACGAGTATGATGCTTTCAGTATCATGCTTTATCCTGCTGAGTATGTCGTAGACAATAGACCAGGCGAAGTATTATATACGAACGTTGCACCTATAGATGAGAACTCAAACTTAGATCTGACATCACCAAATAACGTCCTTTATAAATTTAATAGTTCAGAAGGTGGAATCATCGTTCCTAGAGGTTGTTCCGTTGTGGGTACTGACCTTCGTCGTACTAAAATTATTCCTAAGTATATTCCTTATCCGACGATTTACGCAGCGAAAGGAATTAATACAGAAGATCAAGTCCCACCTAGCACAGCGATTTTCAAAGTAACTGGTGGTACTTATTTCTGGCAATTCTCATTCTTTGATGGTGCTGAAGAAGGAGTATATTTCAAACCAGATTCTACAGACACTATTGCACCTAAGTTCTCACACCATAAACTTACATGTTTTGAGTTTGCTGATGGTTTAAATCCATTATCATCACTCATTTCTGGTGGAAGTGTTCCTAATGCAGATTATTCTGCTGTTCCAAATATATTAGAGAGAACTGACTTAGACATATATTATCAGAAAGTATCAAAAGCATTCGCAACAATTCCTGATACATCTGGTGATCCTGCTGCTGACCAAATTCAGGCAAGGGTAGAAGAAAATAGAATCGTTGGTCCGATCTCTGATGAATATAGAGTTCTTCAGATTACACGTAATGGTAACACTGCAACTGCTGTTACTGTTGATGAATTTGATAACCCAAGGAATCATGGATTCTCTGTTGGTGTTAACATTAATATTTCTGGTGTTACTGGATCAACAGGTCCACAGTCAGAAGTTGACGCAAGTTTATACAATGGATCCTTTACTGTAACATCTGCATCTGGTAACGTATTTACTTACCAAATGTCAAGTGAACCTACTGGTAATGCTGTAGGTACTAATATTGCAGTTAAGACAGAAATTGATACTGTTGACTCTGCATCACCATACGCATTCAACCTATCACTGAGAAGTGTGTGGGGTATGAATGGTATGCACGCTAACGGTGCTAAAGCAACTGGTTTCAAATCAAT